ATCGAGATGAACGCTGGCACTGGCGGGTTCGAGATGAACCAAGAAGTCATCGTTCGCAACCCGGCAGACCAGTCATTCTTCGGCGTCACGCAGACGGCAGACGAGACGACGGACAAAGTGTTCTATGTCGAAAGCTATATCCGCGTTGACAAGGATGGAGACGGCATCGCCGAGCTGCACCGCGTCTGCACGATTGGCAACGGCGCGTACATTCTGCATGACGAGGTGGTGCAGGCTGCTCCGTTCTCCATTCTGTCGCCTGATCCGACGCCGCACACGATCTTCGGGCAGTCTATCGCCGATCAGACGATGGACTTGCAGCTCATCAAGTCGTCCATCATGCGCAACACGCTGGACAGCCTTGCCCAGTCGATCCACCCGCGCACGCTGGTAGTTGAGGGACAGGTCAATATCGACGACGTGCTGAACAACGAGACGGGAGCCATCATCCGCGCCCGCAACCCGGGTTCCGTGGTCCCGTTCTCCACGCCTTTCGTCGGCCAGCAGGCTCTTGGCGTCATGGCGTATCTGGACGAGGTGAAAACGCAGCGCACCGGCATCTCCCGCACGTCGCAGGGTCTGGACGCTGACGTGTTGCAGTCTACGACCCGTGCGGCAGTGCAGGCGCAGCTGACGGCGTCGCAGGATCGCATTGAGATGATCGCCCGCCTGTTCGCTGACGGCCTCAAGACCTGCTTCCAAGGTCTCCTGCAACTGGTCGTCCAGCATCAGGACAAGGCGAAGATCATGCGCCTTCGCAACCAGTTCGTTCCTGTTGACCCGCGCGGCTGGGACGCCTCGATGGACATGGTCGTCAACATCGCGCTCGGTCGCGGGTCTGACGAGATGCGTCTGATGGGTCTCCAGCAGATCGCCCAGATGCAGCAGCAGGCCATTGAGAAGTATGGCCCGAACAACCCGCTGGTCGATCTGGCGCAGTTCCGCAACACGCTCGCTCAGATGACGACGTTACAGGGCTTCATGGACCCGGCTGCCTTCTGGAAAGAAACCAATCCGCAGGAAGTGCAGGCGTTCATGCAGCAAATGGCGGCGGGGGCGAACAAGCCAGACCCGGCGCAGATCATCGCGCAGGTAGAGGCCGAGAAGATCAAGGCCGACATCGTCATCAGCGCCGCCAAGCAGGAACTGGATCGCCAGAAGGCGGCTGCGGATGCCGACCTCCAGCGCGACAAGTTGGTGGCCGACAGTCTGCTCAAGGCTGCCGAGATACAGGCAAAGTACGGGGCGCAGATCGACATCGCTGCCATCCGTGGCGAGATCGACAAGCAGCGGACGGAGATACAGGAGATGTTCAAGATGGCGCAGGCATACGCCCCGCCGCCTGAACCCCCGCCGTCTCCTGCTGCACCGGCTCCCATGATGCCGATGCCTCCCATACCCCCGGGGATGCAGTAAATGTCCACCTTTGAGCAGGAAGAACTGTGGCGCGAGGCCAAGGCGTTTGCTGGCAGCGCGTCGTTCCGCGAGGTCATGCGGATCATGGAGGAAAGATACACAGCTGACTGGAAGCTGTCGGAACCCGGCGACAGTCAGAAACGAGATGACGCGTACCACATGGTGCGCGCCATAACTGCACTTAGGGACGAATTGACGGCCATCGCCGCCACGCCTGATGTCGTGCAGTTCAACCGCCGCTTGAAGCGGAACTGAAATGAGGTAAATTATGTCTGAAGCCGAGCAGTCGCAGTCCAGCGAAATCGGCCTTGCGGATGCTGCACGTAGGATCACAGCACTCTCGGAAGGCTCAAATGCCCAAGCCGAACCTGTTAAACCGGATGCAGCAGATGCCGAAGTCGATGAGACAGAGGCGGCGGCGTACGAAGCCGACGAGACGCCTACATCTGAGGATGGGACACCGCAAAACGGTTCCGAAGATGAAGGTGAGGCCGAGGATGTCGCGGACGACGAAGGTGGCAAAGAGAAGCCGCTCGACCTGAACACGCTAGTAACCGTCAAGATTGACGGCAAGACGATGCAGGTTCCGTTGCGAGAGGCTGTCGAAGGCTACCAGAGGCAGTCCGATTATTCGCGTAACATTGTAGCCATCAAAGAGGAGAAGCAGCGGCTCGATCTTGAACGGGCGCAGATGAAACAGGCTCTTGATGTGGCGATACCGATCCTGCAATCGCAGGTTGAAGTTGAGCCAGATTGGGCAGCAATTCATCGAGACGACCCGATCAATTATCCGATCTTGCGTGACCAATGGAGAGATCGCCAAGAGAAGCTCAATGCCATGAGGTATGAGCAGGCGCGCCTCCAGCAGGCCCAACAAGAGCAGGAAATGGCCGCGAGACAGAAGCTGGTTGAAGAAGGGGGCAAGTATCTTGCCCAGACCTTCAAAGAGTGGGCAGACCCAGAGAAGCGTCAAACTGCTACGAGGGAGCTTCGTTCATATGGCGTGAAGCAGGGCTTCACCGACGAAGAACTCGGGCAGGTGTACGATCCTCGTTATGTCGTCATCCTTGAAAAAGCGAGACGATATGATGCCTTGCAAAGCAACCGTCCCAAGCCTGTGAAACAGGAAGGACCGAAGCCGATGCGAGGGGGCGCAAACACCAGCACTCCTATGCGGGGCAATGATGTGCAGCGAGTACAACAGCGTCTCAAAGCAACCGGCCACGTCAACGACGCGGCTGCTTACTTCAGTCTTCTAGACTCTCGGAGAAAGTAAAATGGCGAGCGTTTCCAAAGTTACGACGTACGATGGCGTCAATTCCATCCGCGAAGACCTCTCGAATGTCATCTATGACATTTCGCCCACCGACACGCCGTTCATGTCGAACATCGGTCGTGACACCTGCGAGAACACCTACTTTGAGTGGCAGACGGACGTGCTGGCTTCGGCTGACACGACCAACGCTGTGATCGAAGGCGCTGACGCTGGCAACGCCGAGTTCACCGCGACTGTCCGTGTCGCCAACTACACGCAGATCAGCCGCAAGGTCATCAGCGTGTCGAACACCGACAACAAGGTGAACAACGCTGGCATGACCTCGCAGATGGCTTATCAGAAGGCCAAGGCTGCGAAGGAACTGAAGCGCGACATGGAAGCCATCCTCACCAGCAACCAAGCTGGCGTGGCGGGCAACAACTCCACGGCTCGCAAGACCGCTGGTCTCCCGACGTGGCTGATCACCAACTCGCAGGCGAACGGCGCGACCGTTTCCTCGATGTCGGGCGCTTCTGGCAACGGCTATCCCTCGACGGCGTGGACGAGCCTTTCGACCTCGACCGACGTGGCGCTGACCGAAACCATGCTCAAGACCGCTATTCAGCAGGTCTGGACGCAGGGCGGCGATCCGAAGGTGTTCATGGTGAACGCCTACAACAAGACGGTGGCGTCTGGCTTTGCTGGCCTTGCCCAGCAGCGCATGAACTACACCTCCGCGCAGCCGATGAAAATCATCGCCACCGCCGACATCTACCTCGGCGACTTCGGCGAGGTGTCCATCGTTCCGAACCGCTTCAGCCCGGGCAACTTTGCCTTCGTGCTGGACCCGGAATATGCGTCCGTGTCGTACCTGCGTCCCTTCCAGACCTTCGACCTCGCCGTCACCGGCGACAGCACGAAGGCGGAAATGGTCGTGGAATACGGCCTCCGCATCAAGAGCGAGAAGGCTCACGCCGTCATCGCCAACATCATCGCTTCGTGATGATAAGGGAGCCGGGGCAACCCGGCTCCTCCTTCTTCGGGGGAACCAATGGCTGACTATGACATCAAGCAGAACTCGTCGGAGGTCATCTCGTATGACAGTCTGACTGGGACGCTGCAGAAAATGCACCTGACGACCGACAACAAGCTGGTGCTTGAAACCAGCTATGAGATCGACCCGATTGCCGAGGCTGCGAAGGAAGAACGCAACTCCATCAGCAGGACCGAGAAGGTTCCAGACGGCATGGTGAAGGTCGCGTCTCTGCCGATGATGGTCTATCTTGACCTGCGGAAACGGGGTATTCTTGGCGACCGAACTGAACTGCGGAAATGGCTGGCGTCCGAGGAAGCCGCGCCGTTCCGCACGCACTGGATCAAGAGCTGATGGCGACGATCACCAATTACTCGACGCTTAAGTCCACCATTGCGGACTACTTGAACCGTGCTGATCTGACTTCTCAGATCGAGACGTTCATCCAGTTTGCAGAGGCTGATATGAACACCCGCCTGCGCTGCCGCGAGCAGATCGTGCGCGCCGAGGCGACCTCCAGCGCCGAGTACGTCCAGCTGCCTGCCGACTGGCTGGAGGCCATCAACCTCCACATCGTCGGCGGTCAGCAGCCGCTTCGCTACATCACGCTGGACGAGGCCGACATCGTCAACAAAGATCAGATTTATGTCGGCCCGCACTACTATTCGCTGATGAACGGTGCGATTGAGATCGTGCCTGCTCCCGCCGAAGACATCGACATCGAGATGATCTACTACGCCAAAATCCCGGCGTTGTCGGATCAGAACACGACGAACTGGCTGCTGACGAAGGCTCCCGACGTTTACCTCTACGGCGCCCTGACCCATGCTGCACCGTTCCTGATGGACGACCAGCGCATCCCGGTCTTCGCCCAGATTTATCTGACGCGCACGCAGGCGCTGATAGATGAAAGCCAGAAATCACTGCACAGCGGTTCGCCGCTTATCGCTCGCACTCGGAGGGCTTACTAATGGCCGGTTTAACTAACTACGCTGAAGACCTTGTTCTCGACTGGCTGTTCACGACGGCCTCGGCGACCCGCCCAACCTCGTGGTACGTAGCACTGTACACTGTGGCTCCCGGTGAAGCTGGCGGCGGCACTGAGGTGTCTGGCGGCTCCTATGCCCGCGTGTCTGCCACGTTCACTGTCTCAGGCACCGCACCGACGACTGCTTCTAACTCCTCTGCGGTCGAGTTCGCTGAGGCGTCTGGTTCTTGGGGCACGATTGTCGCGGCTGGCATCTTCGATGCCTCGACCTCTGGCAATCTGATCGCCTTTGCCAACCTGACGACCAGTAAGACCATCGACACCGGCGACGTGCTGCGGTTTAACACCGGCGAAATCGACATCACGCTCGACTGATGGCTATCGGGCGCGCATATGGCGAATATGACTATGGTGACGGAGCATATGGCACATCCGTCACCATAGACGCCGCGTGCCTCATTGAGATCACATCTGACGCCACAGCGGCGGCTTCTGTAACAAGAACAGTCTCTGCTGCGGCCACAAGCCAGTCTGACATGACGGCTGCTGGTCAGATTGTCGTGACCGCTTCTGCGGCTGGTTCAAGCACATCTGACGCCACTGCTTCGGCTACACGATACAAGACGGCATCAGTTGTCATCTCTTGCCAGTCTGGTGCGTCTGCTGCTGCCACAGCAATCCGATCCGTTTCTGCCACGATTGCAGCCTCGTCCGATATGTCGGCTGCGGCATATGTGGTCATCCTCGGAAACGTGACGATCCCATGCTCAAGCGGGGCCACGTTTGCGGCATCTGCAATCTCTCCTGCATCCGTTACGATAGCCATTGCGTCGAACGCGAC